ATGGGTGTCAGATATGTTGTATCAACATATGCTCTTATGATGGGAATGCCCCAAAGACTTATTTCGTATGATATTGTTTCAATAGAGAAGTTTGGTGTATCCATTCAGGAGTTAAAATACCTTGCAGCAGAAAATGATATTGATTATGATTTTATTGTTGCGGACACTTTGAATTTAGAGATAGACGAAACTGACTTTTTATTTATAGATACGTGGCATGTTTATCCACAACTTAAAAAGGAGTTAGAATTACACGCTGGCAAGGTTAGAAAATATATTGCTTTCCACGACACCGAAACGTTTGAATATAATGGCGAGGACGAAGGTTATGTGGGATTATGGCCGGCAATTGAAGAGTTCCTTAACGAGAATAAAGATTGGGTAATCTCTGAAAGATTTGCCCACTGTAACGGATTGACTGTTTTGAAGAAAAGAGATTTAGTAACGCATTAAAAAAATCAAATGTCAAAAACTTTATTGGTTGATGGCGACAATTTATTCAAGATTGGGTTTCATGGTGTAAAAGACATCTTTAGTCAAGGAGATCACCTTGGGGGTGTTTATTATTTCGTATATACCATTAGAAAGTTTTTGGAGAATCACAATCACGATAAAGTTGTGGTATTCTGGGATGGTGATTCAAACTCATCAATCCGTAAAGGGTTATATCCTCAATACAAAGCAAATAGGAGAGAAAGTATGAACGAGTATAAGTATGAGTCATACCTTTCTCAAAAGAGCAGGGTTAAGCAATATTTGGAAGAACTATTTGTTCGTCAGGTTGAAATGAAAGATAATGAAGCGGATGATTTGATTGCTTATTATTGTCAAATTGCCAAGAATGAGGAAATTATAATCTTTTCTGCGGATAAGGATTTGTCACAAATTATTTCTAAATTTGTTACAATATATTCTCCGGTTACAAAAACTTATTATAAGTTTGGCGATAAAATAAGTTTCAACAAGGTTGAGATTCCACATTATAATGTTTTAACCTGTAAGGTATTGGTGGGAGATAAGTCAGATAATATTGAAGGGGTTGAAGGTTTGGGGGAAAAAACTTTATTGAAATTCTTTCCAGAAATGAGTGATAAGTCATTCACTATTGACGAAATCCTGGATAATGCATCAAAAATCATTCAAAACAAAAAATCAAAAGTGATGGATAATCTTTTGACTGGTAAGACAAAAAATGGTATAATTGGAAAAGAGTTGTTTGAGTTAAATAAAAAAATCGTAGATTTGTCAAATCCTTTAATTACAGAAGATGGGGTCAAGTTGGTTCAGCAAATATATTCTGATACTATTGACCCTACCGATCGCGGGTATAAAAATCTTATGAGATTGATGATGGAAGATGGGATGTTTAACTTTCTTCCGAAGAATGATAATGCTTGGGTTGAATTTATGAAACCTTTCACAAAATTGATTAGAAAAGAAAAAAGAAAAATTAATTAAACCTTAAAAAAATGAAAGAACAAGAAAGCACAAAAATGGAACTCCTTTTGACGTTGAATGACAACATAGTAGTTCAGAGATTTTTTAATGTCAGGGGCTTCAACATGAAAGCGAGAAACTCTGTCGATCTTTATGAGTTTATTAGGACGTTCAAGGAGCAATTGGAGTATTATTTGAAGATGAAAACGGTTTGTTATATGTTGGAGAATGAGGAGTCAATTATTTATGACCCCACAATTATGGAAACCTCATATACAGACGGAGCGGAAGACTTTAACATTTTCATAAAAGTTGGCGACCAAGTATTAACGCATAGATCTTTTGACGCCAAAAGATACCCACCAAAAGTAAGATATACGGTCGATGTTCGCCCTTACCTTAAAGAAGTTATGCGTGAATTAACGGAGATTTTTTCAAGCAAAAAATTAAATTATAATTATTTGAACTTTGACTTGAGTAAGTGAATATTTACTAATACAACATATTAATCTTCCCGATGAATAAAAATTTTGATTACTTAGGTAACACATTCCAAATACAATTACTCAACCAAATTATTGTGGATAAGGACTTCTCACAATCCATTATGGATGTGTTAGACAGCTCTTATTTTGATAACAAGTATTTCAAAATCATCGTTCAAATGGTGAAGGAGTATTATAAGAAATATGAAACAACTCCCAACTTTGAAACGCTCGAGCAAATAGTAAAGTCCGAGATTACGCAAGAACTTGCGTTAAAAATTATCCTGGATACGTTAAAGCAAATTCAAGATGCTCCATTTGAGGGAACCATCTTCGTTCAGGAAAAAGCGTTGAAGTTTTGTAAGCAACAAGAACTTCAAAAAGCGATGGATAGGGCACAAAAGATAATTACCGAAGGAGACTTTGAATCTTATGATAAAGTTGAAGGTTTAATCCGGGACGCTCTACAAGTTGGAGAAATTGAAAAAGGGGTTGCAGACATTTTTTCTGGGTTGGAAAGTGTGTTAGAAGAGGATTATCGGAACCCAATTCCTATGGGAATTCCGGGTATTGATAAGTTGTTGAAAGGTGGTTTGGCAAAAGGTGAGATTGGGGTTATTCTGGCTCCGACTGGGGTAGGAAAAACAACCATATTAACCAAAATAGCAAATACCGCGTTTAACATGGGATATAATGTTCTTCAAGTATTCTTTGAGGACAATCCCAAAATAGTCCAAAGAAAGCACTTCACCATTTGGACGGGTATTGAACCAGATAATTTGGCTAATCATAAGGAAGAAGTAATGTCAAAGATTACTGAAATCCAGGAAACGATGAAAAACCGACTCGTTTTGAAAAAGTTGGCATCAGATACTATGACTATCAACCAAATTAAAAATCAGATTAGAAAGATGATTGCTGATGGGATTAAGATTGATATGATTGTTATGGATTATATTGATTGTATTCTTCCAGAAAGTACGGCAAAGGATGAATGGAAAGCTGAGGGTTCAATCATGAGAGGATTTGAAGCGATGTGTCACGAGTTAGATTTGGTTGGTTGGACGGCTACTCAGGGTAATCGTAGTAGCATTTCTTCGGAAGTTGTTACGACGGATCAGATGGGTGGTTCTATCAAAAAAGCCCAAGTAGGTCACGTTATTATCACAGTTGCTAAAACGCTGACACAAAAAGAAATGAACTTGGCAACAATAGCGATTACAAAATCTCGTTTGGGAAAGGATGGTGTGGTTTTTGAAAACTGCAAATTCAATAACGAGTTATTAGAAATTGATACGGAAACTTCCGTTACATTCCTTGGCTTCGAGGAACAACAAGAAGAGCGCAAGCGAGATAGAGTTAAAGAATTATTAGAAAAAAGAAAATTAAGAGAACAAAACCAAAATTAAAAAAATGCAAGAAGAAAAAATTTTGATTGAAAATCCCGATCGTTTCGTTATTTTCCCCATCCAGTATGACGATATATGGGATTATTATAAGACGCACCAAGCAGCATTCTGGACGGCAGAAGAGGTTGATTTATCAAATGACATCAGGGATTGGGAAAAACTTACAGAAAATGAAAGATTTTTTGTTAAAAATGTATTATCATTCTTTGCCGCATCGGATGGTATTGTAAATGAAAACTTGGCGGAAAACTTTGTTAAAGAGGTTCAATATCCGGAAGCCAAGTTCTTTTATGGGTTCCAACTTATGATGGAAAATATCCATTCGTTGATGTATTCTTTGTTGATTGATACTTATGTATCTGACCCTAAGGAGAAGGACGAATGTTTCCATGCGATTGATAGGTTGCCAGCGGTTCAGAAGAAAGCAAACTGGGCGTTGAATTGGATTAAGAATAGCACATTCCAAGAAAGACTTGTGGCGTTTGCTGCGGTTGAAGGTATATTCTTCTCTGGATCATTCTGTTCAATTTTCTGGTTGAAGTCAAGAGGATTGATGCAAGGTTTGTGTAATGCGAATGCGTTGATTTTCAAAGATGAGAACCTCCATACTGACTTCGCAATTCACTTGTTGAATAACCATATTGAGAATAAGCCGAGCGAGAAGAGGATTAAAGAAATATTGTTGTCTGCTTTGGATATTGAAAAGGAGTTTATTACTGAATCTTTACCGGTGTCTATGATTGGTATGAATTCAAACTTGATGAAGCAATATTTGGAGTTCGTAACAGACCAGTTGTTGGTTAAACTTGGATGTAGCAAGCAATTTAATGTTGAGCAACCATTTAAGTTTATGGAACAGATTGCGGTTGAAACAAAAGGTAATTTCTTTGAGTCCAGAACGATTGAATACCAAAAAGCAAAACTTGGCGAAGCATTAAACTTTACAGACGATTTCTAAAAACCAATTATTATGATGTCATTAAAAATAAAAAAGAGAGATGGGGATGAGGTGTCATTCAATCCGCAGAAGATTTATAACCGAGTTAAAAGGGCGGCAAAAGGATTGAACGTCAATTCTGATGAACTTTTTATTAAGGTTATAACATCCGTCCCAACGGAGGGTGCGATTACCACTAAGGAGTTAGATAAGTTGGTATATGAGATTGCTGCTTCTTATACTGGTAGCCATTATGATTCTTCAAGACTGGCTGCTTATGTTGCGGTCACGTCGCATCACAAAGAAACGTTGGGGAGCTTCAGCGAAACGATGTTTATGTTGAATAAGGATGGTATTGTAAATGATAAATTGATTGATTATATCAAAGCATATGGTGCTGATAAAATTGATGCTGCCATTAACCATGAAAATGACTTTAACTTTGATTATTTTGCGTGGAGATCCTTTTATGAAATGTATTTGTTGAGAACTTCTGAAGGTGTTGTGGTTGAAAGACCGCAACATATGTATATGAGGGTTGCGTTATGGGTGACAAGTTCATTTGATGAAGCGGTAGATTATTATAATTCATTATCTCGTCAATTGGTGTCAAAAGCAACACCGATTATGATTAACTCTGGAACCAAAATCCCGCAACTTGCTTCATGTGTTCTTCATTATAATAATGCGGATTCACGCGAAGGATTGTTGGCAAGTTTGAGCGACATATCAACGTATTCCGCCGATGCTGCTGGTATTGGATTATCTGTTTCTAACATCAGAAGCAAAGAGAGCAGAATTAGCACATCAGGTGGTTATGCTGGTGGTGTGTTAAAATATCTTAAAATTGTGAATGAGTCTTTGCGTTTCTTTAACCAACAAGGAAGACGACCCGGAAGTGCGGCAATTTATATGGAACCTTGGCATAAGGACATTTTTGACCTGCTAGATATCAAAAAGAATACTGGTGCGGAAGAGTTAAGAGCTAGAGATTTATTTACAGCAATTTGGTTGCCAGATAATTTCATGAATGCGGTTAAAAATGATGATGATTGGTATTTGTTCTGCCCTAATGATATTAAGAAAGCCGGTATTAAAGCATTACAGGATTGCTATGGTTTGGAGTATGAACTTAATTATGAAAAGGCTGTTAGTATGGGATTGGGTAAAAAAGTAAAAGCCCAAGCGGTTTGGAATAAGATTGTTGAATCTCAAGTTGAAACCGGTGTTCCTTATTTGTGTTCTAAAGATAATGCGAATAATAAAACAAACCACCAAAATATTGGGGTAATCAAGCAATCCAATCTTTGTAATGAGATTTACCAATACACGGACGAGGAAACAACGGCAATTTGCACCTTGTCCTCCATGGTTTTGAAAAACTTTATCAAAGAAGGAAAATTTGATTTCCAACTATTGAACCAAGAGGTTAGAAAGGTTGTTAGGTCGCTGAATAA